GAATGATGAAAAAAAACAATTGGACAAATCATATAATCTTAATAAATTATTGAAGGAATCATACACAGAGGAATATAGGATTATGAATAAGCTTAGAGACGAAATTATATTGGGATGTCCAAATTTTATTTTGGCATACGAAGCATCAGCATGCGATACTTATGATGGTGATACTAAAACCAGATATTTCATGTCTATTATGGAATCTGCAATTTGTGATTTAGGTGAATTTGAAAGCAGATATCCAATTAACGATGAATTAATTTGGAGTATTACATATCAATTATTTATATCACTTAGTATACTTCATTTAAAATATGGAATTTATCATAAAGATATTAAAAAACAAAATGTTCTGGTTTTACGAGTAAAACCAGGTGGATATTTCAGATATATAATGAATGATAAAGAATATTTCGTAAAGAATCACGGATATCTATTTTGTCTTCACGATTTCGGACTATCTATAGATTTTAAATCACAAGAGATGAAGGGCGCGCGAAACGCAAAAGTCAGAGACGATGGTAAATTGGAACCAATAACGTGTGAATATGAACTACAGTATAATACAGAAACGAGACGCTTCTTTGTCGATAAAGAAACAGACCCAATGAAAGTTAAATGGGTCGATGGAGATAAAATAATAACTGGTACTTATAATCTCACATTAAATGAGAGAGTAAAACCAACTATACCAGTTGATACAAAAGATTTTGTACACTTTCCAATGATGGAATTTTTCAATGATATACAAAATCTTTTAGGAACTATTGCTGGTACTCGCGATGCATATGTATATAGGTATAATTACAAAACTGAATTATACGATCATTTAGCTCTTGAAGATATATCAAATAAAATTATAGAGAAATTTAGAAAAGTACAACCATTGGATTCATCTTTTCCATACGATACCAGTTCCGCGATTTATCTTCGCGCCGATATGATGTTGGATTACTTGTACGAGGAACCAGATAATATCGATAATATCGAGGTGTGCGATTTATTTGTTTGTAATTTTTGATAAAATAATTGTCTAATTAAAATGTCAACCGACGAGAGAACAAATCAAGAAAAACTCGTAAAAAAGGATATTGAAGTAATACAAAGCCAATTGTTTGATTTATGTTTAGATAGTCCAGCCGCAGCATTTCAAAGTTATTTAGATAATGTACAAATAATCGGAAGTGGTACTTTTGGAAATATTTATTTAGCCGAGTTGAATGGAAATAAAATGGCCGTAAAGGAGATAACAATGACTCGTGATCAATATAAAACTATAAAAGAAAAAGAGGCAGACAAAAATTCATACGTTGAAGAATATAGAATTATGAATATATTAAACGCCGAAGTCAAAACAGCATGTCCAAATTTTATATTACCATATGCCGCTTCTATTTGTGAAGGATGTGGTATATGGAAACAAAATGTTTGCTTCATGTCTTTTATGGAACCAGCGCTTGGAAATTTAACAAACATTACTTGGTTTACAGAGGAAATGGTACAAAGTCTTTTATGTCAATTATTGATTGCATTTTGTTCACTTCATTTGAAATATGGAATCTATCATAAAAATATAAATGCTAAAAATATCTTATTAGTTAAAGCAAATGGGGGTTCATATTTCAGATATACAATGAACGATAAAGAATATCTCGTACGAAATTACGGATATTTATTTTGTATTCACGATTTCGGAGCAGCATCTGTATTTACTCCTCTACATTCAAACGGATCATTTTACGGAACTAGAAATGGTTACATAAATAACACTGGACATTTAGAGCCGATAAAATGTGAACATAAAACAGAATTTGGTGCTAACGGTGTAAATACAATTTCGCTTGACCCTCCAAATGTTATAGAATGGGTAGATGGAGATGAAAAGATTTTTGGAACAGATAATTTATTTTCAAATGTATCGTTATCTCCGAATAAACAAGTAGATTTAAATAATTTAAAACAATTTCCACCTTTTGAATTTTTCTATGATCTTCAAAATCTATTGGCAATGCTAATGGGAGGAACGAGTTATGGAATAGAAGATCCTGCGCCAGGTAGAGTTTTACGTGATATCACACACGATGGCTTACCGGGCAAGATATCTGAATACACAGAAACAAAATTAAGAAAACTTATCAGTCAACAATTTCCATGGGATACAAGTTCAGCGATTTATCTTCGCGCCGATATGATGTTGGATTATTTTTACAAAAATCCACAAAAGACAGAATTAGAGTCAATCGAAACTTTTAACGTATAAAAAATTTCAATATTATATATAATATTGAAAATGGAGGAGATTACGAAAAAGAGAATTTTAAAATTAAAAAAAATCAAAAAAATATTATCATCTATAATGACTTCGTTATATAATGTTTGCGTAAATTCTGACACGGATTTCAAAAAGAAATTAACAAAATTCTCAGAATTAGGTAAAGGATCATATGGAACTGCGTATCTCGTTCAATATAATGGTGTATCATTTGTATTGAAAGAAGCAGAATTGGACGATGACGCTTTAAAAGTTGTAAATATAAATAACGAAGCAAAAGAATTAAATATATTGGCAAAAGATTCCTATATAACTGAATTTAGAATTATGGACTTTTTGACTGATAATATTCAAAAAGGAGGATCTCCAAATTTTCTCATGTCATACGATGCGGCTATTTGCGAGACTTGCGGGGACGATATGCAAGATACTTGTTTCATGTCTTTTATGGAACCTGCGGTTGGAAGTCTTGATAAAACTTTGTATAAATTTCCAGGTATTACTGATGATATTATATATAGTTTGGTATATCAATTATTCCTCGGAATGTGTACATTACATTTCAAATATGGAATACACCATAGAGATATAAAAGCCGATAATATTCTAATTTTAAAAGTACCAGGCGGAGGATATTTTAAATACGTAATGGATGATAAAGAATATTTTGTACAAAATAAAGGATTTATCGCGTGTCTTCACGATTTCGGAATATCTTCTATTTATAATCCGATTTATTCCGCGTCTAACCATTATGGAACTAGAAATGCTAGAGTTAATACATGGGGAAAATTGGAACCAATAACTTGTGGTTATGGAATTGATATTGGTAGAAAAGGCAATTTTAAACGAACAACAGAAACAGAGGAAATAGAATGGAATACTGGAAAAATTTCGACTAATAATGTTTTTACAAAAGACATTAGACTTGTTCCCGATATAGATGTTAAACTCGAAGATACTAGACAATTTCCACCGTTTGAATTTTTCAACGATTTACAAAATCTCGTTGGACTTTTAACTGGTGGACATGGTTATGTTATATTCGATTTACCTTTTGATCAAGATAAATCTGGATATGATCATTCCGAGTGGGGAAAACTAAATTTACCGGAAGATTTAGATTATAAATTACAAAAACTGGTGATGGAAGAATTTGATTACGATTTAGATAATGCAATTTTCTTGCGAGCCGATATGATGTTGGACTATTTGTACGAGAAACCAATCGGAATAGGAGAAAAAGATGTGGTTCAAACGTTCAATGTTTTATAGTAAATCAATAAAATGACAAGTATAGTAAGAATTTCCAAGTATGATATTATTAAAAACCTGATATCATTCATCTCAACTTCTGTATACGATGTTTGCGTAAATGGAGAAACTTTATATAAAAAAAAGTTTGAAAGTATAAAAGAGATTGGAAGTGGTTCTTTTGGAACAGCATATTTGATTGAATTGAATGATTACAAGTTTGTAATAAAAGAAACAGTAATAACCCAAAAAGATATTAGAAGAATAAACGATAATTTTCATTCTATCGATATTTTGGATAGAGAAGCATACACCGAAGAATTTAGAATAATGAGTATGTTAACTGATAATATGAGATCTTTTGGATTTCCAAATTTTATTTTCGCATATAAAGCGGCGATTTGTAGAACATGCCATAATAACGATACCTGTTTCATGTCTTTTATGGAACCGGCTATTGGAGATTTGAATAATTTTTCCAAAAGTAAAGAAGGTTCAAAACTGATTAAAGATTCTAAATTTATTTACAATATGATATATCAATTATTTCTCGGGATGTGTTTATTACATTTGGAATATGGAATATATCATAGAGATATAAAATCGGACAATATACTCGTGTTAAAAGTAAAACCGGGGGGATATTTTAAATACATAATGGATGATAAAGAATATTTGGTTAAAAATTACGGTTATATATTTTGTATTCACGACTTTGGAATTTCTTTTATTTACAATCCAAGATATTCTAGAGGACATAACTATGGAAC